GGCCTCCGAAATACTTTCAAAGACTTTTTTATGGTAGTCATGCCTCAAATTTTGGGGCCTGCTCTCGAATCATTTAGTGACTTTGCTGGTGAAGTAATCGACAAGTTAATCGAACTGCGTGATTCGGGTGCTCTGGAAGAATGGGGTACAAAACTAAAAGAAAACTTCGATACAAAAATAAAACCCGTTCTGGACTACCTGCTTATGGGTAAGCTTGATCCTAACAACAAAATCGTAATGCTACTGCAGTTCTTTAAAACCATGCACCGGTTCGGAACTGAAATAAGTTTGAGAGCATGGAAAGAGGAACTCGAGGCACTTTTTTCAATTGATCTAGATCCACTCATCCGTTTCATAGATAAGGGCAAGGATTTAATCGAAGCTCTAAAATCAGGAGAAGGGTTGTTCAGCGATACTGTATTGGGCAATCTCGGTATGATGTTTGGGTTAGACGAAAATACTCTGCCCGATTTGCTTGATAAAGCTAAAAAAGCCATACAGCCTTTCGTTGATTGGTTTGTTGAGAGATGGCAAGAAATGAAGCCTGCTATTGATGCTATTTGGGAAGGTCTTAAAAACAATCTTGGACCCGTCTTGGCAATAATTGGACTTGTAATAGGTTGGATTGTTACAGAATTGGTACCTATCCTGATAAGCGTTTTCGAAGAATTCACTACAATGCTTGGAGAGCGGGGTCCTGCATTAGAATCGTTTTTCATAGGCCTTCGTAACATCGGAATGATTGTCGCTGGTGTTTTGGCAGGTGCATGGATGATTCTAAAACCTGTTCTCATTGCAGTACTTCCTTACTTGTTTGGCGCCATAGGAGCCCTCATGGATTTTGTCGGATTCCTTATTGGCGGAGATTTAAAAAGCGCAGGTCAGGCATTACTTGATTTTTTCGGAAACCTTGCAGCAGGAATTTTTTCCGGATTGCGTGGATTGATTAAGGGGTTGGTAGAACTTATTTGGAGAATCATCACAGGAGAAGAATTTGACTGGGAGAAGTTCAGAGAAACCTTTGACCAACTCAGAGCAATAATTGCTTTCAAACTCGCCGAAGCGGGCGAAGCAATTAGATACTTCTTCAGCAAAGAAAATTGGGATGAGAATATCGGACCGGCCATTGATGATTGGTTCTTAAAAGCTAGCGAAGTCGGCCAAAACCTTATGGAAAGCATTGGTAGGGGATTTAAAAATGCCCTTAGCAATGTAAAGGCATGGATCAATGACGGGATTCAGGGCATCATTGACTGGGTTAAGAAAATACTTGATATGGGATCTCCTTCAAAGGTATTCGAAGAACTCGGTGTGCAATCAATGGAAGGTTTTGTAAAAGGGCTCCAACCCGATGGAATGATCAGTGCCGGTATAGACTACGGCGTCGTTCCAGCTTTGCAAGGAGCTGGTGCTGGAGGTCGGGCAGTGGTTATCAACAATCACTACCATGGATTAACTTTGAACGACAGACTGGAAGCTGAGACAATACTTCGACCAATTGTACAAAGAATCACGAGGTAGGAATGTCTACACATCAACGATACGGCGTAGCTCCGTACAACAGTTTTCAGTACGGAGCAGGTTCGCCTACAACAATAAGCTGGGTGATTGATGTTGATTGGGATGGAGACGGTTCTTACGACAACGTCAACGAAGCACCTTATTGCATTTCGTACAATCTGCAAAGAGGTAGGCAGTTCTTTTTGGCTTCCGAAGGGCAGGGTTTTGCACCATTCCAACCAGGAAGGCTTACTCTTGTCCTTCTCAACACAGATGGCAGGTACGATCCTTTCAATACATCAGGAGTTTACTATCCTAACATCGACGTTGGAAGATTTATTAAGGTACAAGCTATTTATGATGGGACATCATATGACCGGTTTGCGGGAGTCATCGAAGATATTCAACCAACACGACAGGAAGGTCTCGAGGTTGTTCGCATCACAGCGCTCGACGGTTGGGCGTGGCTGCAAAACCACTACACCTCAAATGCAGTCGAGACAGACAAAGCAACAGAAGATGCCATCGCAGACATCCTCGCCGATGCCGATTGGCCAACGATTTGGGGTTCTTCTCTTGGTAGTGGCGCTGAAACTATTGATTACTGGTGGGAAGACTACCGTACGGCAGCTGAAGCTATTAAGGACATCACTGACTTTGAAAATGGGCGTTTCTGGATCGCAGCAGACGGTAGTGCTAATTACGAAAGCCGACAAACTGCCGGCTCGTTGGCCGTTGAGATTTCTGAATCGCATATGCTCAAAGAAATAATGTTGGAAATGCCTTGGGATGCTGAACGGAACATCGTTCGTGTTGTTGGACATCCTTTGAAGGATGTAGGCACACAAGTAATTTGGACCTTACAAGACACTCCTTCAGTTGGTGCAGGGGAAGACTTTGAAATTATCGTCGACTTCACTTACAACGACGAGCCAGCAGCGGCGTACAATCTTATAACACCTGTATCTACTACCGACTATACAATGAACGCCAATGCAGACGGATCGGGAGCTGATCATACAGCAAACTTTACAGTTACAATAGAATCGATCTGGGGTCAACGGGCCAAACTAAAATTTGCTAACGGCGGAGGAGCTACATCCTACATTACTTTAGGCCAGTTAAGAGCAGACAACGTTCTTATATGGCCAGACGCAGTCGAATCTGAATCTGATGAGCGTTCGGGTTCAGAACAACCTCGGTACTTCGTGATTGATTCGAAACATCTCCAATCAAGCAGCAATGTACCAGTGTTGGCCGACTATTACGGTGGTTACATTACAATGACGAAACTGTTCCCAACCATTCGCCTTGAGAACAGATTCGAAAAACAGTTTACACCGGATATTCTAAGCCGTGTTGGTATTGACATTCCGAAAAAGGGTGTAAACGATAAATCATATCGTTTGGGGTACATCGAAGAACGTTGGTTACATCCTACAGGTCAGGCCGTAGAAACTATTATGGCTTTCGAACCTTGTGAAGAACTTGGTACGTATTGGGTATTCCCTGCCGAAATGGGTGTTACCACAATATTTATTTACTAGGAGAAGATGCGGATATGGGTAAGAGAGATATTACTGAGATTATTCGCGGAAATACAATAGCCCGCGAAAAGGGTTTCGAAAACTATCGTGACATGCTGCGCGGGATCTACACCACACTCAGTCGCCAAGGCTCCCTAGTCATTGACTTTATTGAGGAGGTCGATACAGGCAACTTTGTGCAGGCCCGTGTAGAGCACGGACGTTGGGGTGAACATTGCGAGTGCGGTGGAGCGGAGTACGTTGATCCCGACGATCCTGTATTTTATTGCTTCTCGTGTGGGAATGCGAGCGCAGGGGGAAAACTCCGGCCTGTGCAATTCCCGAGCAATGTGGAAGAAATTGAGCTGATCCTTTTGGAACGACCAGTATCTGTACACAAAGGTACTACAAAATCGTCTATCAATTTGAATTCTAGACCGTTGGTAGGCAATCTCAATCGAGATTGGGATCCTGAAGATGCTGACTTAAAGAAAATTAAGAAGGACAACAAAAAACACGGTCTGGAGGATAATGTTAGGAAAATCAAGGAAAGGAAGAAATGACATACACACCTGTTCCTACTGTTTACACGAGTGATACTTGGACTGCAAGTAATCACAATACATACATCAAAGATAACTTTGCCCATGTAGAGGCTCAAGGTGAAGGCGAAGAGACTGTATGGCTTCCTGCTGCTGCTATGGCCGAACAAGCCGGATCAGCACCAGGAGTTCTGCAAACTGTTGATTTCGGTACCCTATGTCATCTTTGCATTCCATTTGACAAAGACAACGACGAGTTTCTGAACTTCCTGCTTGGAATGCCGAAGCGATATGACAAGGCTTCGGTACACATAAAGTATGCATGGACTGCAATAGCAGCGTCTACAGGCAGTGTTGTTTGGTCTTGTGCAATCAACGGACTGGACGATGGTGATACTTTGGGTGCCAACCCTAGCGCAGGTGTATCGAATGTTGCTGATGTCTGGACAGCCAACAACCGTTTGTACAAAACAGCTTGGGATGAGGTAGCCATATTAGGTTCAATGTCTGATGAGAATGGTGCACTTGAAATGCAGATCGGACGCGATGCCAATAACGGTTCCGATACACTAAATGCTGATGCTTATTTGTTAGGCGTTTGGCTTCGGTGGACTGCTTATGTGGAGATGGATGACTAATGTCTAGACCTAACGATGCTAACTTCTTATTTTGGTTGCCCATGCAAGAATTGTCGGGTACCAGATATGATGTTTCAGGAAACGCTCATCATGCACTAGCTTCTGGTTGGGGTAGCTGGAGTACCCCGGGCAGAGCTGCTGGTCATGTTCAAGGAGGCGCTGCAGACTTTGAAAGGTCGGGCAGTAACCATAACTTGATCATTCCTGATGCTTCTTGGCAGTCGGGTGATAAAGACATATGTGCAGGTGGTTGGGTTTACTTCGAAAGTCGTGATTGGATTATTATGGCCAAAGGTGGCAACGGCTCTGAAGTATGTAACTTTGTTTTGTTCGATAACGGTAACTACATATACTTCGAAGTAGGTGATGCCGACAACGGATATGCAGGTGCTGATGGAAAAGGATACAACAACTCCTATCCGGCAGCAGATACTGGATGGGCTCCCTCTACAGGTACCTGGTACTATATTATTTGGTTCCATGACGCATCTGCAGATACCAGTTACATATGGATTTATAACACTAGCGGCAGCTTGGTAGCCAGTGACAGTACTGGAATCTATTGTACATGGCAAAACAATAATTCGCCTTACGGTATTTCGTTTGGCAGTGGAGGGAACGAAACCTATCCTTCTTGGCCACTGTCCATTAACTCAGATAAACCCGATGGACGTTTGGAACAGTGGTTCATGTATGAAGGAGCTCTTTCTTCTGCAGAACGGACTTGGCTAGTAAACGGCGGAGCTGGAAGGACGTGGACTGATCTTTCTCGCGATAATGCAGGGATTCCTGTCCAGTTCTTCAAAGACATTCGAAATTGGTTATCGAAAGACGGATCTTTACGTATGGAACGGATCGTAGAAGAATTATGGCACCAAAATCAGGCAGGACTTCCTCTGCCTGTAAGGAGTTGAAATGGCAGCAGATTATCCTGGTTCATTAGTTAGTTTTACTACAAAGTCGGATGGCGTTGATTGGGTTCTTGCAGCTCACATAAACGACATACAAAACGAGATCGAAGCCATTGAAACCGAACTCGGTACAGACGTTGCGGGATCTATGACCGACCTTAAAACGCGTTTGGCTGTGGTTATGAATGACAACGGCACCCTTAAAGCGTTTACCATGGGCGGAGACATTACTGGCAACGGCCATTCTATTACAAATCTTGATGAAGTAATTTTAAATAGCGTATCCGGCGACTATAAAGGAGTTAAAATCTACGGCTATGACGACGTATCCGCAGAATATTTGGCATTGTATTTAAATCCTGACGGTGAAGGTGTTGTAAAGACAACACAGAAACTACATCTGATATCGGATACCGATGTGCAAATTAGGCTTGGAGATGTAGCCGGAACATACGAATGCACTGTTCGAGATAGTTCTTACAATGTCGTTTTTTCGATTAATAGTGATGGCGATACCCAAATAAATGGTGCATTAGATGTCGGAGGTACTGTTGATATGAAACGTACTGTTGAAATCGTCTTGTTGGATGGGGATACTGATCTGTCAGCAGGAGACGATTTTCCGGCTTTTTATTGGACTGTGCCAGCACTACTTAATGGTTACAATATTACAGATGTAGACTTTGCAGTAGAAACAGCATCTTCGAGCGGTGCTCCTTCGTTCCAACTGCACAACGTAACCCGAAGCGTAGATATTCTTTCTACTAACTGCACAATTGATGCAAACGAGCTAACATCTTATACAGCCGCAACACCTGCTGTGATTAATACTTCGCAAGACCATCTTGCTACCGGAGACCAAATTAGATTTGATTGTGATAATGATGGCACGGGTACAAAAGGCTGTACAGTCATTATCACAGTGGAGAAACCATAATGGCTTGGCTAAGTGACTGGCGATACCGGATTCCAATAACTATAGATGCAGATAAGTTTGACAACCACGCTACTGAATTTACAGCAGTCGGGTTTCCCTATGCTATCCATGTCGGATCCTCGGTCGGGCAATCCAATCAGGATCTTACTACCATCTTCGACAAAATCGGATCTAATAGTCTGAAAATGGCCATTACCGAAGATGACGGAACCACAGAATGTTATTTCGAAATCGAACGTTGGGACAATAGCAATAAAAAGGGACTGATTTGGTTTCAGAGTAGTGATGCTGACTACTCCTCTGGTGACTATACCTTTTACATTTACTTTGACAACACCCAACCCGACAACAATACTTATGGCGGAACATTGGGCAACCGAGGAGAAGTCTGGACAGCCAGATACAAAGCTGTTTACCATATGGCCGACGCTAGTGGTGGTCTTACAGACAGTTCTGGTAACGGCTACGACACCAGCGTAAATCAGGGTTCAGGAACTCCAGTCTATCGACGAAATGGTTACTCTAGTGGCTGCGGCTATGCCATCGAATTTGACCGAAGCTGCAGGTTTTATCGATCCTCGGTTGGTATCGACTTTGGTGGTTCCGGTCCTACAGATTGGTGTGTAATGGCCTATGGTGACTGGGATGACGTAAACGCAGATCAGTATTTCCTCCTTGGAGATCCTAACTACGGATTCTACATTCGAGTCGACGACAGTTCTGGCGGAAAACTTTTATACAAAATAGATGATGGTGTTGATGACGACTACGGATACAGTATTAACGGAGTCTATTCTGGTTGGCACATGGCTTCCCAAACACTAGACTATTCGATTGCCCTTCATGAAGGCTTCCGTGACGGCATTGAAGAATACCAAGGCAATACGACTGACGTGAACCTTGTCGGTGACTTACACAATACAATTGAAATTGGAGGTTACACTAACGGTACTGGAATGGACGGACTTTTGGGAGAGGTCCGGATCTCTAATTACGAATGGAACGATCGATGGCAGCGAGCAGAATATCATACTCTAAATGATGACATTGCCATCTACGGAGCTTTGGAAAGCCTGTCTCAAGGACTTCCATGTCACCACGTCATCATTATATAGGAGGTCGCACTGGTGTGTTTAGACGAGATACTAAAGGTACTACGATCGAAGGCGAGCAGCCCGCTTAGTGACGGGAATAGCACAGGGGCTGACTCAAATGCGCCCACAAACGTTCAGGAGGATAACATGATTTTGAAAGGATTTGATTCGCGTTACTGGGATGGAGTTCTACCACCCGAATATGAAAACTATTTTAGTTTTTACTTCCAAAAGGTTTCTCAGGGAGTAGGATGGGCCCCTTCAGAAGGCTGGCATCAATTACAGCTGAATTGGAAGAGGGCCAAGCAAAATTACGGTTTGCCACGAGGGCCATATCATTATGCGATCATGCCATACCATGATCAGGATTTGGTACAAAGGGGTGCGCTACAGGCGCAAAGTTTTTACGATACCATTATGAATTACTTTGAGGGAGATTTCGGAGAGCTCCCGCCGGTAATTGATGTGGAGAACGTTCATGAGTGGATGGCTCTCGAAGAAGACATGGTTACCTTTCTAAAGGCTTTATTGGGTGAAACCAAACGTTTGTTTGGCCAGGCCCCCATGATCTATACGGCAACATGGTTTTGGGATCAGTACGTGGCTCCTTATACAGGTAGTTGGGAGTACTGGAAGGAGTATGAATTATGGGAGGCAGATCCCCCTCCGGATACTCCTATCGCAGGTTGGACAGATGGCGGTGCAGTAGTTCAGGTCGCTTTAAGTAAGTCAATACCTGGATTTAATGATGTAGTAGATTTGAATGAAACTACGAAGGAATGGCTTGACAAGCATATCGGTACTTCTCCACCGCCAATTCCATCCGAATACAATCAAGCTCTAGACGACGCCATTGCAGCCATCGAGGCATTGCGTAGAGGGTAAGGTATGAGTGACGACATGTGCCAACCACGATCGGTAATAATTGAGAACGATCCTCAATTACAGAAAGCTATTAGGGAGTTGGAAAAGCTCCAACAAAAGGAGGGCAACGGAAACGTTCGTAAGGAAATGCTCGAGTACGAGATGATCATTGAAAACCGCATCAATGCACAACAAACACAGCAAGACGTTTCTAGCATAAGGGAGACTTTGGAGAAGATTGACAAGCGGTTGCAAATTCAAAACAAGTTTCCGTCTTTTGTGTATCAGCTGATGAAGTTGCCTTTAATGGGCTGGTCAGTGGTGTTGGGAAATGCAATAGGATGCTGGCTAATTGCCCAGATTCCTCCTGAATGGGCTGTAAGATTGTTAAATGCAGCACATATCGATGCCACAATTGCCGATGTGCATGTTGTTTCGGGATTTGTAATGGCTAGCATGTTTGTAATAGCTGCCAGAAGATATGTAAAGCTTGTAAACGAATGTGAAGAAGCAGATGGTCTGGATCTGCCTAACTAAGTACCTAGGAAGGAGTGGTAAAATGTTCTTCGAAGGATATACAGCAGAGCAGTTAGTTGTAATGCTGGTAGGAGCGTTCATCGCTTTTACTCAAGCATTCTATCCGAACTTCTCTATTTTGGAATGGGCAAAAGCTAAATGGAAGTTAGCCGATACTCAAATGGAGTTGTTCGCTATGGCGTTCTTTATGCTCCTGGCCGCTTTGGCTTCATGGGCTACAGGTGCACTGGCGGGTGCTGAATTTACCTTACAGTGGATACTTGCGAACGCCGCGATCTTTAAAGGTATTGCAAAACTGGCATATGAAATGCTAAAACAGCGAAACGGTAGCAACTAGTTTGAGGAAAAGCTCTCCAGGCTCCCAGACACCTGGAGAGCTATCCTTTTGCTTGAGGAGGATTATGGATGAATCGTATACATCCGAAAAAATCGGACATGATACAGTTCTAATGTATAGTGGGCCGCGCCCCAAAACATTAGACGAATTACTTGAAGTAATGGAAGTAGACCTCGATAAATATCAGGTCGAAAAATGGATTGCTAACAAATGGGATGGACAACTCAAAGGAGGTACTCCGATTCCCTTATACCAGGTAAAGGTTTGGCTAACACCTTTAGTACTGGAACCGATAAAACCTGTGGTTCCTCAAGTACAGTTAAACATTCCGGATCTTCCCAAAAAGTCGGGACGCAAAGCGAAGATACGCAAAGCATTGCTTTTGACCGATCTTCATGTAGGATTTAGGCGGAACATCGACACTGGAGAACTTACTCCTTATCACGACCGCGAAGCTCTGGATGTTGCTCTTCAAATAGCCTCACGATTTCCTTTCGATGAGATCATATTTGGAGGTGACCAGCTAGACCTTCCTGAATGGACAACCAAATACAACAAAGGTCCCGAGTTTTACTTTACCACCAAACCTTCTATCTTAGAATTCGGATGGTGGCTTTCGCGATTTATGCACACGGCCCCGGGTGCGCGAATACGAATTTTAGAGGGTAATCATGAAGAACGATTGACCAAGATGATGGACAACCATCTCATCGCTGCTTATGGGATACCCCAAGGTAGGGAGGTGATCCATGAGGTGTTTGACTTCGGTAAAATCCTTGGCCTAAAGGACGATGAATGGATCGTGGGCTACCCTAATAACGCGTATTGGCTTACCCCCGACATCAAGATTGTGCACGGAAATCGGACATCCTCGGTTCCTGGGCTCCTCCCCTGGAAAATGCTCCAAGGTATGGATCATTCCGTAATCTATGGACACAACCATAAGATGGAGGTCGCCCATAAAACTGTCGTATCGGAAAGCGGCGTAAAAGTTCTTACGGCGGGTTCTCCTGGCTGTCTCTGCAGATTGGACTACGTAGTGCCCGGTCACAGTCACGGACAACAGTGGCAGCAGGGGATTGCTGTGATTTACTTTACGTCGACCGATCTCGTACGGTTGGAACTTATACCCATCCACAATGGGAGGGCGTTCTACGAGGGATATGAGTTCAGCAGTACTGAAGGTGTGCATGATCTAGCCTCCGAATTTCTTTTCAAATCCATGAACAGTGGGTAAATACCCTTCTTCTCCTAAACGTGCAAGGAGGTCTTTTATGGCCTCCTTGCCGGAGAATACCCAAATATATCCAGAACCGTGTTGGTAAGTATTACCCCCGAATTCTCTCACTAACCGATCCAACTCCATCACTGATTGTGAAAAAACATGAATTCGGGGGTACTTTCCTTTAGTCAGGTAGCCCCTTCCCTTTTGCTGGAGACATTCTAGCGGATCCTTGAATTCTATCATACCTCCTCCACATTAACGACTTCTGCTTTCAACAGTTCAGGCTGCTGCATCAACATGGCTTGAAACGTCTCTTCCATTACTTGCACGCAAGATGCTAGAATTATGTGCTTTAGTGTTAATTCAGTACATGATTCTGCTTCCTCTGGAAGGGTTGGGTCGATTTCGAAAACAAACGTCGTGTCTATTTTTATTTTCATACCTTTCTCCCATACTTTCTACAACCCGAACGTACACACATCCAGTATCCATCACGTTTTCTTAGCTCGCCCCCACAAGCAATACAGTAGCGCCGTGTGCTTGATTGACGGGGTGATTTGTTCTTATTCTTGTTCTTGTCGTTACTCATCTCCTTCTCCTGGCTTTTCTAAAGGTTCGGCCCACCTGTCTTTTATTTCGATATCTCTTCCCATTTCCATGGGCCAAGGAACTTCGGGGAAGAACTTTTCGGCAGTCTCTTGCATTACTTTGGCAATGAGCATGGCTGTCTTTTCGGCTTCGTCTTCAGGTGCGTATGCGAGGACACTGTCATGAACCATCAAACATACTTCCACGTTGTGTTCCAACACCAACTTCGTTCCGGACATTAACGTCAAATCGGTCGCGCCCCCTGCCACTGGCATGTGTACGCTTGCTTTCCGAGCATCGTCTTGGTTCTGTTTTACGATTAATGGAAAGTGCCTCCTTCGACCGAATCGGGTTTCAACATACCCATTTTCATACAGTGATTCCACCTGTGCTTTGCGATATGCAGCTAACTGCGGCATATTCTTATTGTAGTCTCTCACAAACTTCCGTGCAACTGCAATAGAAAGTCCGGCATCTTTAGCAAAGCTGTATTCTGTACCTCCATATGCGTAGGAGAAGTTGAACATTTTTGTATGTACCCGTTGTTCTTTTGTGAAGTTGGGTCCGTACATTGCCTCAGCTACTTCAGAGTGAAGATCGCGTCCTTCCTGGTATACTTGCTGAAGGAACTCTTCTCCCGAGAGACATGCGAGGACACGAAGCTCGGCTTGGGAGTAGTCGACTTCGATAAGTTTGTATCCAGGAGGAGCCGTAAAGCTCGATCGTATAAGCGCGCCGTGGTAATCAGAAGCTCGTGGAATAGTTTGTAGAGCAGGTTTTCTAACTGCAATTCGTCCTACCTCTGTTCCGACAAGTCGAAAATCAGAGTGCACTCTTCCATTGGGGTCAATTTGCTTGAGTATGTTTCTTGCATATGAACTCCTCATCTTATGCACACGTCGATACTCTAACAACAATCCTACTAATGGATGCCTGTTTTCCAAATTCTTTAGTGCTTCGTGGCAAGTAGTTCGAGGACTCTTACCGTAAAGCGATTGCACGGGTAAGCCAAACTGGTCGTAGAGGGCTGCTGCGACTTGTTTCGGAGATCGTGGGTTGAAATCATCTCTTCCAACAATCTTCCCCATTTTACGTTCGAGCCTATCGCAGTCGTCACTGAAAGCTTTTTCAACTCGTTCAAGCTGTTCTTCATCTACATACATCCCACTACTTTCGATTTTGACGAGGGCATTGGATGCAGGCATAATTATTTGTCTAAACGGCCACTCTAGCTGACCCTCTCGACGGAGCTCTTCTTCGTAAACGCCTCTCAAGTATAGACACGCAACTACGTCAAGCGCGCCGTACTCGGCCAATATGTCTGGCGGTACTTTTGAATAGAAGTCGTTACGCGTGCGAAGGTAGGGCATGATAGTTTCGTCTTCATAATCGGCCATACCGAGTTCTAGACGTACAATTGTTTTCAAACCACGAGGTAGAGACTCATCCAAAACATATCGTGCAAGCATGGTATCGAAGTCTAGATAGATGTCCAATCCCAAATGGTTGTACAAAAACACGCAGTCAAACTTACCGTTATGCGCTATCGTACGAACTCTGTCAAAAAACTTTTGAAGAAGGTCTACAACAGTAGGCTCGTCATACAGCATTTCCGAACCAACAATGACGGCATAATCCGGATCCCAACATATCTGCAGCATTAAAATACCGTCAGCATAGCGTTCTCTCGAAGTATACCACTGAATCTGGTCCGTTTCTATGTCAAAAGCAACCCAAGCGTTGTCTGGACACGCTGAAAGCATTTCTTCTAGTTGCGCAGGGGTTCGGGCCCAGACAACGTTAGGGTTACGGTTTACAGGCGACGTTATCGGTCCGTTGACGGCTCTATTGATTGTCATTTTGAACTCGGAAGCCTTCTCTGGCCGACGTAGCACATAAGCAGGGTGCCAGCCACCCATCTTGTAGGTGCCGTCTTCCATCTGCTCCGCAACTCCCATCTGCTTCCAGTCCAGCCCCAGCTTTTCTTGGGCTATCTTACCGAGGGCTACGACAAGGGGTGTATCAAACTTACCAATATCTTCGGCAAAGTATTGACTACAGGCTTGGATCGCTTCCGGAGCAGGATTGGCATTGCGTGGTGGACGACATCTATTGACGTTCATATAGGCAACGTTATTTGGATCGCCCCCAACCTCTTCAATCATCGCACGTAAAAGTCTTCCGGATTGACCGACGAAGGGCGCACCTTTCGCAACCTCTTCGGCTCCAGGAGCTTCACCGACGACCAAGAAAGCGGGCTGCTCGACCCCTAGCGGTAAAACTTGTTTGCTCCCGTTATAAGGACAATTCTCACATGCGCTCACATTACCTCTCCTTGTACATTACCACAAGGCTTTCCGATTTAGTCCAGCCTAATGATTCCAGTTCTCTAACCGATTCTGTGGGCACCATTATCGTAACCATCGGAACATTCTGAGCCCTCGAAATTTGCACCAATTCATCGAGAATGTCCAATTCGGCCTGAAGAATCTGAGCCGATTGCATTTCCCGCGATATGTGCAAGTCTCCAAGTAATTCACCGTTATCGTCTCTAACCTGTATATGCATTTTACCTTCCTTGACACGCCCTTAACAGCGCATCTATGTTCCACGAAGCACGTTCTTCATCGAAATCCCTACCCCAAGTATATCCATAGTGTTCTCCACATGTAATATCTTTACCCGCCTGTGCATATGCATACGGAGCTGCTGTGTCAATTCCCCTGATCCAAGGACATGCCGCTATGGCATATCGAACTTCTTTAACGGGTTCTTTGTGGCATCCAAGCATATGCACGTGATACTTCTTGTGGAGACCCCGCCTTTCAATAGCCTGAAGGCAAGCAACTCGACCACCTTCCTTACCCTCCATATGTTTTGGCACACCAATTGTCTCAAATGTGTGACGGGAATTTTCAAACTCATCTAAACACCATTCCCATTCCTCAACAGTTTTTCCCTGAGGCACAAACATACGATTTCTCGGAGGAACAATTTCTTCGTAGTTCTGAAGAAATGTATAAGAAGCCTCTAATGTAGCTTGCGAATCTTCCAGTACGTCGGGTAGAACCAGTTCATCCGGCTGAACAATTTTATATGCCTTTACCAGTTCTGAATGGTCCAAAGGAACACCTTCAGGCGTTCCATTATCTAACATAACAAAGTACCCGCGACGACGAATTCGTTTGAAGTATTCGTAATCGTTGTAGTAGTATGGTTGATATGTCATTACTTTCTGGGCAAGAAAGAATTTATATCCTCCACCATAAGCAGTTGTCATGTTGTTGGTCTGTACGTCACCGATGAGCGCAAGTTTCATAGTGTTGTCCCTCCATTCTGAATCAGGGTTAGAAATTCCTGACGAGCAGGTCCGGCTGTTAAAAAGATTCCTTTCATCTCGGACGTTCTCATAACCGCATTTCTGGCTTTAACACCTCTTGTCATCATACATGTGTGATGTCCTTCGACGAGAACTGCTACACCATGAGCTTGAAGGGCGTCTTTTAAATGAGTAGCAATGTTCTTCGTCATCTCTTCTTGGGTGTTTGGACGATGAGCATAGTATCTTACAAGTCTGGGGATTTTGGATAACCCAATCATCTTACGGTTTGGTATGTATCCTACGTGAGCCACACCATAAAACGGAAACAGGTGATGGGCACAAAGGGATTCGAATTCAATGTTGGGCACAACTATCATCTGATCGCTGTCAGATGGAAAAACTGTCATATTGAAATCAAGTTCTTTCTTTGTGGAAAACTCTTCCATAGCTTTCAGCCAACGAGAAGCAGTAATCTCTGGAGAGTCGTCCCAAACATCCTCTCCAAAGGTCTCAACAAAGAAATTAGTCAGTTCGCGATGTAGTATGTTATTCATTTTACTCCTAAAACGTATTGTATGTCTGAATACATTGTTGGGATACTCCAATCAGTATACGTTGCAAAGTCGTAAGCTCTTTTACGGCTTTCCTTTGTTGGAGGACTACCCTCGGGCATAAACGAGGCGATGTAAGTGCGCGGATAACGATCCATCAGAGCTCTGACGACACCTTCTGTGAGGAGATCATCAACAACGAACTTAAGCTCGTCGGGTGGTATAACAACCCTAAAATCTACATTTGCTTTCGGACTAACTGTTACGAAATCCGCCCGTCTGATTCCTTTGTATAGGAATGCACCGCAGGTTTCCAGTTGTAAAAAACATTTATGGTCTAATCTTAACCGTCGAATGAGCCTATCCAAATTATGCATCACAGGTTCTCCACCCGTAATGACAACAAAGGGATACCTTACCTCACAAGAGATTTGTTCGGCAGACATCTTTTTACCGTCTTTAGACCAACTGTCTTTGGTATCACACCAAGAACAGCCCACAGGACAGCCCTGCAACCGAATAAATGTGGCAGGAGTTCCCATAAACCTTCCCTCACCTTGAATGCTGTGAAAGATTTCATTCACTGGATACATAGGCCGCTACACTCCTTCGGTTCTCCCCAAC